CTCTGACTTCTAGGTCTACTTTAGAAGAACGAGTCCAGCTCAACCTCAAGGCGCGTGGGATAGATTACGAGTATGAACCTTGTAAGCTACCCTACGTGGTCGAGCGTAACTACATCCCTGATCTAAAGATTGAGGACATTTACATCGAGGTCAAAGGTTACTTCCGACAAGATGCTCAACGTAAGATGAGAAGCATGAAGGAACAACACCCTGAGCTGGACATACGTTTTCTATTCCAACGTAACAACAGCACAGTACAAGGTGCTAAGAAAAGAAAAGACGGCACTAAGATGACGTGTGCTGAGTGGGCAGAACGCCATAACTTTATATACGCAGAGGAGATTATCCCAGATGAGTGGTTCAACAGGTTATAGAATTGAAGTTGCAATAATTGATAACAGTAGTGATGCGGATGGCGCAACAGCTACAATCACGAGACGTGGTGATAATCTAGCTCATGTTGATTTAGAAGAGGCGTTCACCGCTGCTATTAGAGCAGTGGGCTTTCAATCAGAAGTAGGTATTGATTGATGCCTGATCAGGAGAGTGAGTTCTTAATGCACACTCCATGTGAGAAGTGTGGCTCATCAGATGCAAACAGTTTGTACACTGATGGTCACACCTTTTGCTTTGCGTGTAATACATATGGGCAATCCCAAGAGGAAGCTAAGGTGATCGAGATTCAACCTAAAGAATTTTTAACAGGTACACACGAAGTGTTAGTTAAGCGTCGTCTCAATGAGAAGACAGTTAAGTTATGGGATTATCAAACAGGAACCTTCAATGGTCAGACAACGCAGATTGCAAATCACAAGACCAAAGACGGCAAAACTGTTGCACAGAAGATCAGAACAGCAGGAAAAAACTTCTCAGTTAGAGGAAGTATCAAAGAAGCAGGACTCTACGGACAGTGGCTATGGCGAGACGGTGGTAAGAATGTCACCATCGTTGAGGGCGAACTAGACGCTCTCTCTATGTCACAGGCCTTCGACAACAAGTGGCCTGTAGTTTCTTTAAAGACAGGCGCTGCTGGTGCTAAGAAGGACATTAAGCAAGCCCTAGAGTGGTTAGAACAGTTCGAGTCAGTAGTCTTAATGTTTGATAACGATGAGGTAGGCCAACAAGCAGCGTTAGAATGTGCGGCTCTCCTATCACCACGTAAAGCCAAGATCGCTAAGCTACCTCTCAAAGATGCTAGTGACATGATTATGGCTGGACGTAACGCAGAGCTATTGGACTGCTTCTGGGCTGCTAAAAGTTTCCAGCCAGACGGTATCATCAACGGTGCTGACTTATGGGAAGTAATATCATCAACCAAAGAAGTACAAAGTGTTCCTTATCCGTATACAGGTCTTAACGAAAAGATAGGCGGCTGTAGGTTAGGCGAGATTGTGACAATATGTGCGGGGTCAGGCTTAGGTAAGAGCCAGCTTACTCGTGAGTTTGCTTACCATCTGATGGACTCAGGCGCTACTATTGGCTACATAGCGTTGGAGGAGTCAGCTAAGCGCACTGGTGAGGGGTTGATGTCCATCCACCTAAACAAACTTGTGCATCTTAACTACATCCCTGAGGAGGAATTAAAAGAATCTTTTGATGCTACCTTAGGTACAGACAAGTGTTATATGTATGACCATTGGGGTTCCACTGAGTCAGAGAATCTACTTAATAGAATACGTTACCTTGCAAGAGGTTGCGGTTGCCAGTACATAATCCTTGACCACATTAGTATTGTCGTTAGTGGCATGGAGGGTGGTGATGAGCGTAGAACTATTGACACCTTAATGACTAAGCTACGCTGTCTCACAGAAGAGCTAGACATTGGTATGATTGTAGTCTCTCACTTGAAGCGACCGAGCGGTGACAAGGGACATGAAGAAGGCATGATGACTTCCCTATCGCAACTCAGAGGTAGTGCCTCTATAGGTCAGTTATCTGATATTGTTATTGGGTTAGAAAGAAATCAACAAGACGAAGAAACGTCTAACACAACAACACTACGGATACTAAAGAACAGATGGTCTGGGGCGACTGGAGTAGCTGGGCAATTGACTTACTCTACAGAAACAGGTAGAATGTCTGAGAACGAATCGACACTACATGACGACATACCCTTCTAACAGGAATTACATTATGAATGATTTACAAGTAAGACAAGAATACCATGAGATGCTAAAACTATTATCTGATCTAGGCTTAGGCTCTGTATCGTTTGACTTCTTTAAAATAGTTTGGGCAGAAGAAATGCTAGACAGTGCAGATCGCAATACAAAACATTAATCACTCCAACGAGAGGATGCTATGCTCATTTTTGATTTAGAAACAGATGGTTTATTAGATGACGTAACTAAGGTTCATTGTATGGTTACGCAAGACACAGAGACGGGCGATGTATGTACATATGACCCAACACAGATTGAGCTAGGTATAGAAGTTTTAGAGAATTTTGAACATATAGGTGGTCACAATGTTATGGCTTACGATCTACCAGTGCTGCGTAAGCTTTACGGCTTCCAGCACAAAGGTAAGGTATACGACACGTTAGTAGCCTCACGTTTGATCTGGCCTAACATGAAAGAGAAAGACATGTTGAAGCGTACTGTCGATAACAAGCTTATAGGGTCACACTCCCTTAAGGCTTGGGGTCAGCGTCTACACTTTAACAAAGGTGCTTACGGAGAGCAGGATGCAGCTTGGGATGCTTACACACCTGAGATGCTTGACTACTGTGTGCAAGATGTAGCACTCAACGTCAAGTTGTTCGAGTTAATACAATCGAAGCAGTACCCTGAAGAACCTATGGAGCTTGAGCATGAGATGAATAGGTTACTCATCAAGCAACAGATAGAAGGTTTTCCTTTTGATGTACCAAAAGCACAGAAGCTCTACACTCTCTTATCAACACGTAAGTTAGAAATAGAAACAGAGCTTGTCGAAACTCTTGAGCCTACCATCATAGAACTTAAGACTAAGACTAAAACTATACCGTTTAACCCTGCGTCACGTCAGCAGATTGCGGATAGATTACAAAGACGAGGCTGGGTTCCTAAGGAATTCACACCCTCTGGTGAACCGAAAGTTGATGAAAAAATCTTGTCAGGTATTGACTTGCCTGAAGCTGGATTGTTAACTGAGTTCTTAATGCTAAACAAACGACTGGGGCAATTAGGTAATGGCAAACAAGCGTGGCTTAAACTGGAAAGGAGTGGGCGCATTCATGGTAGGGTCAACCATATGGGCGCTGTCACTTCTCGTTGTACACACAGCGACCCTAATGTTGCTCAAGTCCCCTCCGCAGGGGCGGCCTTCGGAAAGGAGTGTAGAGAACTCTTCCACGCACCCAGTGGTTACACCCTACTTGGCGCAGATGCAAGCGGATTAGAGTTAAGGTGCTTAGCTCACTACATGAACCGCTTTGATGGTGGTCGTTACGGTAAAGAAATACTGGAAGGTGATATACACACAGCCAACCAACTAGCAGCAGGGTTAGCCACTAGACCCCAAGCCAAGACATTTATCTACGGCTTCCTATACGGAGCAGGTAACGAGAAGATAGGCCAGATCATTGGTAAAGGTGCGAAGGAAGGAGGTCAGATTAAGAAACGCTTTCTGGCTAAGACCCCTGCGTTAAAGAAACTAACAGAAGCTTTGAACACTAGATTAGATAATCAGCGGGGTGAAAAGTTCATCAACGGGTTGGATGGTAGGAGAATACCTATACGCCACCCACACGCTGCCCTCAACACGCTACTACAGTCAGCAGGAGCTATTATATGCAAGCGTTGGTATGTTTCTGTAGAGCAGATGATTAGAGCTAAGGGCTACACTCAGGAGCAGGTATCCATTGTAGCGTTTGTCCACGATGAGGTTCAGATTCTAGTTAAGAAAGGGCTTGAGGATGCTATAGGTGCAATCACTAAAGAGGCCATTAAAGAAACAGAGCTTCACTTCGACTTCAAATGCGCTCTCGACTCTGAGTTCCAAGTCGGAGCAAGTTGGGCAGACACTCACTGATGTCAACCGCTTAGGGGATCTAGCGGAGCACTATGCTATTACTTGGTTATGGGACGAAGGTTTTGAAGTATTCCATAACTCAGGCTGTACAGGTGCTGTTGACATAGTGGCAATAAAAGATGGGGAGGTTTACTTGTTTGATGTCAAGATGAATAGTGAGCCGAGTAGGGTTAACAATTCTAAAGCCCGCTCAAAACTACAGAAAGAGTTAGGTGTGCAGTACATACTGTTCGACCCTCATACTCGTAAACTTCGTTTAACAAAACATAGGAAATAATTATGGAAACAAGCACATTAAACATGATATTAGGGTTAGGATTTGGTTTTGTTTCGTTTGCTTTTGGCTTTAAGTGGGTAGTCGAGTCACTCATACATTGGAAGATGACTAACCAAGTTAGTACAATGATTACTATGGATGCAGAAGAGTTCGAGAAATTCATGGAGGGGCAAGAAGATGAAGAAAAATAGGACGTTATTAGTTGACGGTGACATTGTAGCCTACAAAGCTGCAACCATTGCCGAGACACCAATCAATTGGGGCGAGGGTACATGGACACTCCACGCTCACGAGAAGGATGTCATAGGGTCGATGGAAGAGTTCATGTCTAAGATCATAGAAGAGTCAGGGTGTGATAAAGTTATCACCTGCCTCTCAGGGTCTAACCTTTATCGAAAAGACGTAGCGCCTTATTACAAGATGAACAGAGTCAACACCCGTAAGCCTATGCTACTAAAGTTTGCTAAAGATTATCTAGCAGAAAAGTATAACGGCATGGTTGAGGACAACTTAGAAGCAGATGACTTACTAGGAATCCTCGGTAGTAGAAGTTTTGATACTGTTATCTGGTCACTTGATAAAGACTTACTAACTATTCCAGCTTTCCATTTGATTGAGGGTAGAGTTGTTGATGTAGGTTTAGAAGAGGCCGACTACAACTTCTTTTATCAGACGTTGGTAGGTGACTCTACAGATAACTATAAAGGCTGCCCTACTATAGGAGCTAAGAAGGCTGCACAGTTACTAGGTCGAGAAGGTGCAACATGGGAAACTGTTGTCGCTGCTTTTAAATCTAAAGGTTTAGGTGAAGAAGTAGCTATAGAAAATGCAAGGCTGGCTCGTATACTACGTGACGGTGAATACAACTTTGAAACAAAGGAAGTAAAATTATGGGCGGCAT